ATTGTATTTTTTACCAGTCATGTAGAATAGAACTATGATAACAATACCTAGTATCAGATACCAGGGTGTTTTTTTCGTTTCCTTCGTTTGCGTATTCGTTGCAGTTGTTGCCGATTGTGCAAAATTCGCCTTTCCTATTGTGCTATCTTTAGAGATGCCATTCTCCCTCATCTCCTTTCGCATCTTAATATTTTCATAAATGATGCGTTGGCGAATTTGAGGAACCTCCGTGTAAGTGGTATCAAATATCTCAATTGTCTTTGTAACAAATTCCTGTAATTCGGTTGTCAGTTTGGTAGTGTCCACTACTTTGACGTGTACGGTATCCCGTACAAATACCGTGATTGTTTCGGTCTTGCTGCTGCTTTTGGCTTTCTTACTACCGTTGCAGGAAACTAATGTTAGTATTACTGCAATGGTTACAATGGTAAGAAGTGCTATCCAAAATTTATTCTCCGGCTTTGGGTTCGATAATGTCATATTCTTCGTTTGCAAGTAATGCTGAAAATACTTCCAGCAGGGTTGGTAAAAATGCGATGATGGTTGCCACGTTAGCCATTTGCTTATCGGTCAGGTGGAATATCTGAAACACGGCCATAACGGTGGGGCCTGACAATAGGCCTATAATTCGCTTTGATTTTCTATACCATTTAGGGGAACGGTGGTTGACGTTAGTTAGACTTTTTGCCATTGCTTTTTAGCTTTTGAATGTTCACTATTATAGTTACGATTGCTGAAAGTATAGTGCAGTACGTTGCGAACTGCGATGCCGTGATATTGGCAAACATCCATAAAAAAACGGTGATTAATAGACCCCTTACGGATGTTCCGTCAACGTGCTGCTCCATTGTTTAACGCTTTATTAGTTTGTAGAAGTTGAGAATGAAATCGTCTATGAGTGTGTTATCTGTTCCCCATTGCTGCACTGTGGCAGCAGGAATAGGTACGTTACCATCTGTTATTTTCTTTCCCTTCTTATCGTATGCCACAACATAGGCGGTGCAGCCCTGTGCGGTATCTCTGCCAAGTCCGAATACTACCCACGTTATCTGCGTGATAGTATCTTTTGTTAGCTTGTTGAACTCAACTGCAATAACCTGTATGGCAGCCGGGATGGTGTCTGTTTGTACTTCCACCTGTACGGGTGCGGTGGTTGTGATTGCGATTGCGGTGAGTAGTGCGGTTATCATTTGCGTAAAAGTTTATAAGTTAATTCAAAGCCAAAAGACCATGCTAACATTAGCAAAATTACGTTACCTCCGCCATAAAAAATAGCGGTAGCGATTGAGATGAGCATCCCGTATTTTACAAGGTGCCATCCGTCAAGTCGGACAATACCAAGCGTATTCGGTACAACCTTCCACGAATAGTTCGGATTCCACCAATCCCGATTGAGGTGGCTGAAAATGGATTTGTCAAAGTGCCACATTAACACATCCATCCATCCGTTGAAAGCACCTGCGAGTATTATGAATATGTATGACATTAGTTAGATATTATTTTCCAGTTAGTGCCATCGCACATGATAGTAATTCGTGACCATTGAGTAGATAGCGTTTGGGTTGTTGCCCCATCAATGGTTTCAGCACCGTTTCCATCTACCGTAATTGTACCTGTGCCAGAGTTCTTTATTATTAGTATTCTCCCTGCGTTGCCCGATGCTGCAAATAGTGTTATGGTAAATGTACCCGTTGTACAGTCAATCAGGTAATCGCTTGTTGTTGCGTTGTATGCCGTTGTACGGGCAAGATATGCCTGTTTCATGCCTGTCATGGATGCAGAGCCTACAACATTTAACTTATCTACTCCGTTGTTAGTGTTTGAATTTACATTTAACCAGCCATCTCCGATTACAGAAGCATTGTCATAAAAGGTACTACCTCCCTTACCTGCGTTTGCGTTAAATAGAAAGCACAATGTAAATGTGGGTGAGTTATTTCTATGGTAAAATTCAAAGTTACCCGTTGCGTTGTTTCCCAATATTCTCCCTGCCCATCCGCTTGAAGAACTATTGGCAAGCATAGTAAGGTTAGTATTAGCCGTACCCGACCCCATGTCAAGGTTATTAGTTATCTGTGCGCTATTAGTAACCGATAAATTCTGTGCCGTTGCCCTTGCCGATACATTCATACCCCCACTCACCTGCAATTTATCTACTCCGTTGTCGGTGGTTGTGCCGATCAGTGCGTTACCCCCGGAAGTGATACGCATACGTTCCAATGAGTTTGTCCACAACCCCATACTACCTGTTGTTCGTGCATCCCCTGAAATAAATGTCGCACTATTCACATTGGTATTTTCTTCAAAAGTGAAGTAAGAAACATTCTCGTCAGTATTTTTGCTTCTTATTTCTGTTGTTACTCTTGCTATACCATTAACATCTAATTTATATCCCGGAGTTGTACTACTTATTCCGACATTGCCTCCTGGAGTTATAGTCATAGCTACCGAAGATGCAGAGTCAACTATTGATGAATTTCCTAATGTTGTCGCTCCTGTGAACTTTGATACTCTGTTAGTTGTACCACTAACCGAACCACCCCCAACTTTTACCCACGTTCTTTTATACTTCACATAAAGCGAACTATCAGCCGGCCTAATCAATATCTGTGAACTATCAGCAAGTACCCCAGCAGCCGTGTCCTTTGTAGGAATACCCAAGCCGTTAACATAACGAACCTTGCTACCAGTCTGCTGCCATTGGGCGGTAGCGGTAAGGGAACATAAAGTGAGGGCAATAATTAAGAATCTTTGTAACATAGTAAGTATTTATTGAACTAAAATAATAATTTTTTCTCCTGTGAAAAATGGTACACCGCTATCAACGGCAAGTGTACCCGTGCTAATGGTCCACGTGCAACCAGTACCCGGTGACCCACTATAGACAATGGTCTCAAATGCAGTACCTCCACGGCTACCGTATAACATTGTTTTACCTGCCCCACCGGGAATAGCAATGGAAGTTTCACCACCAGCAGCGGTGTATTGTAATACCTGTACCGTTGTACCCTGAATAAGTATCCCCACAGGCGTAATGGTGGTTCCTGCTAACGAGTATGGACCTGTACCCTGAAAGGTTGCCTGATACGTTCCGATGTCCTTATTTGCGCCCGTAATGCTTATTGACTGCAACCATACCAACCCCGAAACAATGACCAAGCCCCCAGCAGTGCCATTGTCTATAACGAACTTAATCAGATGGACTTCACGGTCCAACTGCGACTGCAACATAAAAAGGTATGAATAGTCATCCAATACCACCAACCCATCGGCTGAAATTGACCAATTTGCAACGTCTGGACGGCTCTCCTGAAACCATGCGGAGTTGACATTGGTTACCTCCATCGCATTAACACTAACGTTCAATGTGCAAGTTCTTGCGCAAGCAATCAGCGTGTCGGTATTCGCTATGGAATTGTATTTGTAGATGTTTAGCTTTTGGCCGGTTACTGGTGTCATATTATGTACAATCTATTCCTAGTGTTAAATTTGATCCGGATATAGTGAATGGAGTGAACATCCTTGCACATATAAACGAACCAGGGGTCAAAGTTACATTGTATAACCAAGTTCCATCGCATTTCTGATACCCACCTGTCCAGTTAAATGGTGAAGTATTTGTATAGCGTTTGCAACTTGGAGGCAATAATGCAGGGTTAGCCGGGTCTATAAGGGTGTATGGTAATATTTCATCCCTAATTTGTAGGGCATTTGCTTCTATTGTGTTACTGATAAAATTAAACTGTGAAGCCCCGAAAATATACCTGTTGTCATTGACGGACAAAGTAGGCGACGGGTCAGTTATTGCCATTGTATTAAGAAGCCCTATAAATTCAGTATTATTGAATAAGTTATACTGACTAAACTGCATATTTATTTGTGGCTTTGATATGCAGTTAAAATATTGGTTAAATAATAAGGTACCTAAATTGATATAAAGCGTAGAAGATGCCCCGAATCTGTAAACATCTGTTAAAGGTGTATAACTTGTATTAGTGTATATTGATTGAGTTTGATTAACTGCATTGTATGGAAATGGTAAACCAATTAACACATCAACCTCTTTTTTGTAAGGTGTAGGTGTTACATCATTATAAATAACTCTACTGGATACAGGGTATGATGATTTTCTTGTTACAGATGCAAGATACAAGGCATTT